TGAACGGCAGTAGGCCGCTCCCTGGGCCGCGCTAACGCCGCTTGCAATGTGTGGCACGGCATACCCCAGCCGCTGGCACATCCTGGCGTAGTCGTGGCGGAACTGGTACAGGCAAAACAGGGGGTCGCCACCTAGCTCCACCATTAAGTTCTCAAACATGTCTATCTTAGCGTCGTGGATTATAAGCGGTTCTGGGTCGTGGGGCATCCAGATGGCCCCCTGTGCAAACTGACGCAGCTTAGTCCACAGTACCCCGGCGTTCGGTGCCATGACAGTCTTGCCCTGTATCTCTGTTATAAACTCCTTCTTCAGTTCCTCGTACTGTTCGCGGCAATGCTCCGGCATAGGGACCCAGTAGTCCACCACCGTTAGAGGCATGGCCTCATCATCCTCAAGCTGCAAGGTGGTCGGTGCTATCTTCTCGGCTATCCGCTCCAGGGCTGTGGGCTGCGGATGCAGCTTGCCGTCATAGCCGAGTTGCATGTATTCATTGCGGAAGTGGGTGACGAATGCCCCCAAGTCCTGGCCCATGTCCGTTATGTAGCACTGGCCGAATAAGTCTTCTATGGTGTTTGGCTTCGGGGTGCCGGTCATTATGACCCGCCGCTGAAAGTATGGCAGGTACTTCTTAAGTGTCTTGAATCTGCGGCTTTGGCTGTTCTTGAACTTGGTACTTTCATCCACCGCCAGCATCACGCGCTTACCTTTTAGGAACTTCAACGCAGTGGGATTTAACGGATACCCGCGCTTCTTAGGTCCGAGGCACCACTCTTTGGTCAGCAGCCCCTCCACGTTCATTAGGTAGACGTCAACGTTCTGCTCCATAGCCCAGCCTCTGCCCTCACCACCACCGTGGATAACGGTGTACGTCAGATCAGCAAAGTCTTCCCACTTCTCAATTTCCTGTGGCCAGCTAGTCGTCACTACCCTTAGCGGGGCTAGTACGATTAGCACGTCTACGAGGTTTAGTTTCTTTAGGACACTGAACGCCTTCAGCACCACCGAGGTCTTGCCTTTTCCTGGTGGGAGGAATAACCTCACACCGCCCTCGCTGACTATCAGCTTCATTCCACGCACCTGCTCTGGCCGTGGACTTAATTTCTTCTTGGACCTCAGCCAAGGCGATTCGGTAGTCATCGTATACCCTCACTTCGTGGCCCATGGACCGAAGTATCTTGTGTATATGCCTTTGCATTGGGCGGGGCTCTTCGTCTGGTCGTTTCCATTCTACCCACATAAGGTGTGGAGGTCCGCCGGGGTCCCCCCAAGTGAGAATGCGGTCTGGCCAGCCCTTGGCCCCGGTGAACTTGACGTACACTACATTGAACCCATTCTCGTAGGCCCAAGTGCTCAGCTTGGTGCCGAAATCAGATTCGATGTCCTTCTCTAGCCTGTCCATCACGGCGCCCTCTTACAGTTCCCGCCGTTGCGCCAACTCATATGACACCACTTACAGTGATCCCCCGGCGTTGGTAGGAACTCAGTGTCGTTGCGAATCAATTCTGCCTCAGCTTCTAGCTCAAGCCGCTCAGCATCTACTTCCTCAGCAGTATACTCCCAGCGCTGAATGTAGAATGGTATGTCCAGGTATACGAAGAACGTAACGTACTTGTCATACCCTGGACTCAGCGCTGCGTACATCTTGCCCTGGCCTTCGTGGTCAGGGTACACCTTGCCACTCTTCCAGTCAAACAACATGAGGGTTCTTCCTGCCTCGATGTCCAGGTCCTTTTTACCCCGAAAGCGTGCCTCCGGGTCGTCGAAGTCGCAGCGCTGCCATTCCTTCGTGACTGCCACTTCGCCCTCGGCTGTTGGATTGTAAGCAGCCAGTCTTTCCATGAACGGCTGCCACGGCGCCAGAGCGCGATTGCCGCTTGGGTACGGTGCTTCTCCCTTGAAGAATGATTCAAGGAGCTCGTGTAGGTATACCCCACGGTCGGCGGCCGACCCAGAAGGTCGTCTATTTCCCAGAATGTAATTGTCGTACCATAGAAAGGGACACTTCCTGTATAAGGATTTTCCTGAGTACGATATTGGGTTTTCATATGGCATTACACTTCCTTAATGTTAAGTTCAACCGGTCGTTGAGGTAGTCCGTGCAGATCATACCATCAGGGTCCATCGTATGGCCCACCACTCAGCCACACGTTTCGCTTGGCGTATATTCTATACCTCATTAGAAGAACTCCGTGTCGTAGCGGTACGGGATGCCAGCCGACCATACCTTGTTAGTGTCAACCCCACTGTTGACAAAGACCTTGGTCCCATACGCAAGTCCACGCATGAAGTCTAAATTATGTAAATCAGTTATGTGTATACGCCCAAGCCCATACATCAGAGTGCCGCAGCCTCCAGGCTCAGCGCCAAGCTGACGCAAGTTGTCCATAATTTGCCAACGCACTGAGGGGCCACGAGTAAGAACAATGACATCCTCTTCATTGTTCGACAGGTACTCCATAATGGCTTCGCACATGGCCGTTGTCTTGCCGCCACGCACAATTCTACCTAGGTTTTGGTAGTAATCGGTGGTGGTAATCTGATTAACAGCCTCAGTGTTGACCTCTGGCGGGTATTCATCCCACTTCAAGCCCTCTTCCTCGGGCGTCATTACTGGGTCGACGTATGACATTAGCTCAATATTCTTGCACATGGGGCAGGCCAGCCCACCGCTAAGCATGTCGCCTTCCCACACCATGTCGTTGTTGCAGTGTTCACATTTCATCTCGCTTCCCCTGGCCAGCGGTTAAAGATATAATACAACTCTGCAACTCTGCAACCTTGGCCTCCAAGTTTACTATGCGGTTGAACGCAGCCGCGAACAAGTTGGCCTGATTAACCGGCAGGCCAAGTTCTTTTATAATGTCGCGTACTGCGTCCGCAGCTTTCATATCCATCTTACTCATGGTTTTGCCTCCGCCCAATTGTTGCCCATGCCGACATCCATAAGCATAGGACAGTCGCACGCAAGCGCATTGGCCGCTTCGTGCATGATTTCTTTGACGTAATCAAAATAACGTTCTTCTGCTGAAACGCTGATTTCATCATGTACAGTACCCAATAGTCTTCCGTTGATATCAACCAGCCTAGGAGCCATGTAGATCATGGCTTCCTTGTTTTGGTCTGCTGCACTACCTTGAATCAGTGTGTTGAGTGCTTTGTACTCCCACCTCCGCCCGTTGCTGGCTGGCTCACAGTAGTATTCCCTACCGCCAAGTGTCCTAATTGGCAGACCCTTAGTGAACCTCGCCTTACAGTCCTTGTCTAGGTCTTGTATGTCCGGCAGGTTAGCGCGGATTACGTTTCGTAGACTGGTGGCGTATTCATATGTACAGTGTAGCTTCTCCGCCAGTAGTGCGGCCCCCATGGCGTACAGCAGGCCCAGGAATATCACCTTGGCTTCGTTGCGCAGCACCTTGCAGACATCCGCCACGAACATATAGGGGTCCAAGCCTGGATTGGCTAAGAATGCCTCCAGTAGCGCACCTGCCTCGTAGTGAGCAGCAAGTCGTGGCTCTTGGTTCTTAAAGTCTCCGCACATCCATAACTGGCCGACATCTGGGAGCAAGTAGGTGCGCATTTCCGGGAACGGTTCCCCGAAATAATCCATTCCAAGGCCCTTAGGAACGTTCTGAAAATTAGGATCGTTAGAAGAAAGCCTCCCAGTACGAGTGCCATATCCATCAGGATTTCGAACTTGATTATAGCTAGCATGAATACGCCCTCCGTTAGCTTCAGCAAACTTTATCCACGGCCCCATGAACGTGCCAGTTAGCGTGTCGTACACGCTACGACTCTTAAGCAGAGACATAAGCTCAGGGTCGTTTTGAAGCACGGACTCCAAGCTTGGGCGGGACATACTCAACTTGCCCTTGGGCGTAGTCAGGAAGCCCTCGTATCCCAACTCCAAGAGCACGGCACCGAGTTCCTTGTCGCTGCCGGGGTTGAAGCTCGGCCCCTGATGCAAGTGTTCACGTATAAGCTGTTCAAGCTTGTGCTTCTTCATCATGGCCGTATGGTAGTCTTCCTTTAGCCTACCAAGGTCTACGCGCACGCCCTTGTGCTGGAGATCTGCCAGTATAGGAGCCAGCCTACGCTCTCTGTTGTAGGCACTCAGCATGGACTGCCGCACTTCTTTAAGGTGCTCATACAGGCCAATGGTCATGCTTGTATCACTGTTGGCATAGCTGCCAACCAAGTCCCCCGGAGCCTCACTGATGTACGCCCCGGC